CGAATAGCCAGACAGCGCAATCGATTTGTCCTCAGCCAGCATATTGCTGTTGACGATAGACAGGTAGCCGTTGGCATAGGTATTGGTCTGATCCAGCGTCATCTTGTCGTAGGCCAGATTCATGTTCTGTTTCAGCTGCCCCAGCTGGAATGCCTGCGATTTGTCCTGCTGGCCCGCAACGAAGGCATTCTGTTTATCCTGCTGCCCGGCAGTGAATTTGTTCTGCTCTTGCTGCAACTGCGACTGCTGGTTGAACTGCTTGTCGGCCAGGCTCTCGGCGCGTGCGGCAGCAATATCGGCCAGTTGCCCCTGCGATTGCATCTGCGCCTGCGCCAGCGCCGCCTGATTCTGTGCCTGCATATTGGCCAGCGCTGCATTATTCTGCGCCGTCATGTTATCGCGCGACGCGCTGGTATAGGCTCCAGCATCCGACTGAGCAATAGGCAGTGCCGCATCGATTGCGGCATTCACGCCAGCGCTTTCTGCCAGCGACGAATTGACCAGGCCGCGCTCATTCATCATCTGCAGCGCCTTGGACTTGGCTTGCTGCAGATAGGGCGAATCGGCCTGCAACAGCTTGTTCAACTGGCTCGACGCCAATTCATCCTGGCCGACCGTGCGTGTGGCGGCCTGCGCTGTCTGCGTGGCAATGGTGGGCGCGGTATAGGTTGGCACCTGCACTGGATCAGTCGGCTTGTAACCGTAGTTGTTGTACAGGATATTGCCGATTTCCTTGTTGGATTTAGCAAAATCCTCGATGCTCATACCGGCGTTAAAGTTGGTTGTCTCGCCGCTATTGGACTTGTACGACGACGAGCCATCCGCATTGCGGAATAGCGCGCCATTCCCCCATGCCTGAACATCACCTGCCTTGGAGTTGTTCCAGTAGTCGCTCCAGTCTTTCGACATCTGGCTTGTCACCAGTCCCGCCATATTGCACCCCCAAAAATGCAAAAAGCCCGGATCGCTCCGGGCCTATTCGTATAACCTCATTGTAGCAAAACGCGCGCCGATTCTTTCGGGTCAGGCGCCCAGCGCCTTGCGCGCAGCGGCCAGATAGCGGCAGCGCTCTACGTGGCCATTGGTTCCGCCATTGATGCGCTTGGTCACGCCAAGAAAATCGCCGGCATCGGCAAGCTGATTGCAGCCGTGACTGAACCAGAACCACGCCGCCGATCGTACCGCCACATCCGGGCGGGTAAGCTGGTCTGGCTGATCCAGCAGCGGTAGATGCAGCGCACTGCCAGCCAGCCGGTAATTGTCGCGCCCGGTCAGCTGGATCAGCCCGCGCCCGCGGTAGCGGTAGCCGTCGCCACTGGCCTCGTCGCCGTTACCCATGCGCCCGCCATACACCCGGCATGCCAGCTTTTCTGGCGACTTCGACAGCGCATCTGCATCGCGCCAGCTGCTGACGTAGCGCGGAAACACTTCCATGATCCTGGCTGGCGAGTAGCGCAAGCATTCTTCGGTGCGCATCAGCTCGCCAGACTCGTGCGCCAACTGCGCCAGAAACATCGCCTGCCGATCCGGCGTATTGATATCGAATTCGCGCATTGCATCCACCAGCAGCGGGCAAAACAAAGCCGCCTTTGCGGCGGCCTTGGGCATGATTTGCAACAGGGTTTGTGGCGTCAATGTCACCTCACGAACAAGCGATAACGCGGCCCGGCCGCATCCATAAATGCTGCGGTGTAATCCGGTGCATAGCCTGCGGCATGAACCACTCTTCTCCGGCCTGCGCGGCCGCCCACGGCACCAGCTCACTGCACCACCATGCGTCGTCCTGCTGCCAGTCACGATGCACACCAAGGCCGAGCGCACCGGTCAGATCGTAAGGCTTGCCAATCTGCGAGCGCGCGGCAGCGATCATGCCTGACGGATTGCGATGCTCGTATTCGACCAGCGCCCAGCGGCTGGCACGTGCAATGGCTGCATTCATGTCGCCATCACGCACGCCACCACTGAACACCGCCTCAACCACCTGCGAGCCGTCCACCAGCGCCACATGGCTGAACTCGCCCCACGTCGCCAGGCGGATGCCGGCGCTGGCGATATGCCGGCTGCGGGAATACAGAAGCTGCACGCCGCTCATAGAGCATCAGCCTGAATAAACAGCGCATCGAGCGCAGCAGCATCAAGCCCGATAGCAGTAGCCAGCGCGATCAATGTCGGGCGGGAGCGCTCGAAGTCCTGCGACTTGTCCCACTCAGCCTGCACCATCGCCCGCTGACCCGGGTCGGCGATGGCATTGATGGCGGGTTGCACCAGTTGCAATTTGCCGGCGGCGATCAATGCCTGTACCGCCTGCCGGGCGGTCACCTTATCCGGCACGCGGCGCACGATCTGCGCGCTGCCGGCGTCGTAGCGGAAGCGGTGCGCCTGGCTCAGATCGAAATCTGCCGGCGCATCGATCAGCAGGTCGGCGGTCTGGTAGTCGTCGCCGACCATCGCAGCGATTTTGTCGCCCTGAATAACGAGTTTCATTCGTGGACTCCGTTATGCATCGCAGCGCAGGACGCCGAAGTAGGAATAACTAGCATTGCCAGAAGACGAGATGAACGAATACGGAGCCACAAGAGCATCAGCTCTATCGGCATCCATTGCATTTCCGTCTGCGCTAGAGTTTACATCTAGCGAGACATAGCCGCCGCCGCGTTTAGTGTAAATGTCGTAAGTGTAGGGAATACTTGCAATGGCACTAATTCCAAGCAAGATATAAGCCGCCCCCGGCATCGCCCCGCTTAGGCTGACAGGGCTGCCATGATTTGCCAACGCGCTAACGACAGAATACTTGCTACTCGAACGAGCCTTAGCCATCAGTGTTGACGATGAAACCAAAGCGGCCAGCAGCGTATCGTTTCCATGAAGCAGCATTCTCCCGCCAGACGTGGCGAGCATGTCGCTGACCCATGCTGTTTTATCGAAGACGTTTGTCACCATCTCATCGAAAAGCGCTTTGGCCGTCGCGGAGCCTCGCAGCGCCGCAGATACATTTGCACCGGCAAGAATTCGCGTTCGCAGACTATTTGTTGACAGCAACAATCTCAGCTCATCCAGTCGCGCACTGGACCCAGAGACAAGGGTCTCAAGTGACGAGGCATTCAGTGTCCCGTTTTCCATCGCAGTAAGTGTGCGTAACGCGCGAACCATCGACATAGTTATGATTCCTTATTTGTTGATTACCGTGATTTGCCAGTCGCCTGCGCCGTACCCGCCAGAATTCGTCGAGCTGGCATTGCCGATGTACACCGTGACCGTATTCGCCGCCGACACCCGCGCAGATACAGTGACTTCGTTCAGTGTCGGGTCGGATGGTGGAGTGGCAATGACAGACGCGCCCACAACGGCCCCCGTTACCGTGACGGTAAATGTCGTGCTGGAGTCAAGCGACACCGAAACCGCAGACTGCGTAGACGTGGCGCGGAACATCTTGCTGGTAAACAACTCGGCCGCAGTCAGGCGGGTTTCTGCGGAAGTCAGGCGGGTTTCGGCGGAATTTAATCGAGTGTCTTGATAATCCTCTGCCGCCAATGTGTACGCATCGACCACCTCCCAACTCGGGCAGATCAGCAGCCAATAGCCGCTGGCAGTGGCAAATGCTGTCTCATCATCGTCTGGGCCATCGGTCGAACCAATAAAATGCTGGAACAGGCCCAAGCCTTCGACCGCCACCCACGCAGACAAGTCAACGCCAGAGAGAGACCGCACGTCGCCGCGATTGTCATATGCGATAGTAATTACCGGGCGCGTCCACGAGCGCGCCGCTCCGTCCGTATAAAGAAACTTTCCAGCATTGCCTACCATCGACGGGAACAATCCGTCTTGCGCAGCCCACTGAACTGTTGAACCGTTGTTTGTCAACACCTTGCCGGCATTTCCCGCCATTGATGGGAACAGGTTATCGGTTGCCGTCCACTGCAGCGTCGCGCCGTTGTTGCTCAGCACCTTGCCAGCATCGCCGGCACCGACAGTAATCGATCCTGTGAGCGCAAGGGTTTGCACCCAGCGCCTCGTAGCTACGTTGCTGTCGGCTGCCGGGTCGGCGCAAGACAACGTGCCGCCAAAGGTAAATGAGTCGTTGATTGTGTTGCTGACAGACGCATTGCCGCTGGCATCGAACGACAGCAGTTTGTTGGCGCGCGCCGCTGCATTCGGCAGGTCCGCCGCAATCTCATCTACCGCGCGAACTGTTGTGCGTGAGTGCGTGGCAATGGCGTTAAATTCGTCGTCGAACTCTTGCGAACGCACCGTCGCGCCGGCCAAGAAATCATACAGCCTGGAATAGATACTCAACGCTGCAACCCCCACAAATCAAAATGCAAATGCCCGGTGGCCAGCGTAAATGGCGCATCGGTCGCGGAAGAATGGTTCATCAGCCAGCCAATGCTGGTGCCGACGCCGCTGATATTGATGGTGGCCTGGCCAATGGTGCCCGCATCGAACACGAACGCATCCCACGCCGACACATCCAGCAATCCGCCGCCACCGCTAGACCACATATCCATGTCCAGCAGCCCGGTCGATCCGCCGAAATCGCCATAGTCGAAATCCGGCTGCACCCGCACCGTAACCGGTGCCTGCGCCGACAGTTCCAGCACAAAGCGCCGGAAGCGCTTCTTGCGCGTCGGCGACTTGAGCGCATTGAATGCCAGCCGCAGAATCGACAGGATCGCCGCACCATCGAACGACGTGCCGGCATCGAGCTGATAAACAAAGCCATCGCTGCCACCGGCAAACATCACCTCGCTGCCGCCTGCATCCTCGCCCACGCAGGCACAGGCAAACGTCTTGTCGTAGTGGATCTGCCCCCAGCCCAGCAACTGCGAACCGACGAACGTCGCCACCAGCACCCGGCCATCGGCGCAGAACGCCCGGTAAGTGCCGGTTTTCTTGCTAACGATGGAGAACAACGGCAACTGGCTCTCTGCGAGCGAGCGGATCTTGTCCGATGCCGCCACCGCAGCGAAGTCGCCGAACACCTGCGACGCCTGCAGATAGCTGGCGCCTGGCTTGTCCCATGCCAGCACATCGCCACCGATTACCCGCGCGCAGTCATCGAACGCCCCGCCGCCGCGGGTGAAGGTGCGCAATGCCCAAGGATCGGAGCCACCGGACGACGATCCGGACAGGATATGGATGCTGTTGCGCGCGTAGGCGACCAGCACCCCCTTGTGGCTGATAATGTTGCTGATCTCATCGCCCAGCCCAAGCTCATTGGCGCCACTAAGCACTGTCCAGGTGCCGGTCGGATTGGCCAGCGGCGACAGCTGCATCGAGCCATTGGCGAAGCCAAGCCAGAGATAGTTCTTGTGCGCCTCGATGAACTTTGGCGTGTCGCTTGTCATGCCGGTGGCGATATCCGTCCAGGTCGTGCCGTCCCACTGAAACGCCTTGTGCACACCAGACACGCCGTACATCATTGCGCTGCTGGCCGAACCCTTGAAGTTGTTGTTGATGCAGCGATACTTGCCGTTCGGCGCCAACCCGGTTTTCTTGCTCACCCAGCCGGCACCGCTCGACTCCCACATCACGCACGACGCACCGCCGACCGCATTGCGGAACGCATACACCTTGCCACTGAACACATGCACGCCACGAATCGGCCCCTCGCCAGGCACAGCCTGAATGGCGGCGCGGCGAGCAGCGATGGCAGCAGCATCCGCGCCACCTGATGGCGCCGGCCGGCCGTCGAACCGTTCATACCCGGCAATGCGCCGATAGCCGCCAGACGGCGCGCAAATGAAGTTCTCGCAGTAGATAGCCTCGCCAGGCGCCACCGATATCGGCGAGCCGGTCAGGTTCATCCCGCCGCCAAGCGCAAACGAAAATACCTGACTCATACCAGCGGCGCCCCAAAGCTCATCGACGGCAGGTGGCGCTGGCAAAGCAGATTGAACGCCGCCAGATACTTGGCCTGCGCGTCGCCGTATACGTCCGCTGCCCCCTCATGCGCCGCATACAGCATCAGCGCCCGCCACACAATTACCCATTGTTCTTCGTCGGCAATGGCTGGCGTGTCGCTGTTGGCCGCCAGTGTCACCGCCTTTGTCCAGTATGGCAGCCGCGCCTTATAGGCCATATCTGGCACCAGATCGAACCGCAGCTTGTCGGCGCCGATCAGCGTCACCCGCGCCGGCCGGCCAGAAGTCGCATCGACCAGGCCGAACTGTTCGCGGAACGCCAGATACGGCATCCACAGCAGGCGCCATGGGTCGCTGCCATCCGGCTGCAGCGTTGCCGCCCATTGCACATCGAACTCGCGGACATTGGTCAGCCCCAGCGCCGCCAGCGTGTAATCGCGCTGGGTCGCCGTCAGCGTCACATCGGTTTCGCTCAGCAGAAAATCCCACTTGCGTTCCGACTGAATGAACGTCCACGCCTCGGCGATCCAGTTAACCAGCTTCGCCGCCATGCCATTGTTGCCAGTAACGCTTGCCGGCGCCGCCCCGGCAAGCCCCGCCTCGCGGTGCAATGCCTGCACCAGTTGCAGATAGGTCATGAATTAGGGCTGAGTGTTGAGCGTGCCGACTGTGTGCAGCGCGGCAAAGTTGGTGTCGGTTACGCCAGCATCCAGATCCAGCTTGGCCAGCAGCGCGTTATGCTTGGTGCGCAACGCCTCCAAATCAGCCTGCACCCCAGCCAGAAGATTGCGCAGCTCGGTAAACTCCTTGCTGGCGCGAGCGTTCCCCAGACGATACTTGATCGATGGCATGGTGTTTCCTTTCGTGTAAGTGGATCAGCAGCCCTGCATGCGGATCGTGCGCGCCCATTCGTGGCCACGCGGATCGGGGTCATGGATGATCTGGAACGGGTAATCTGTGCCGATGGTCTCGCGGATGTGCGTACCGGTTTCGGCGGCGTAGTCGTTGCTGTTCAGCGTTTCGAACTTGTGCGATTGCGAGCGCAGCAAGCGTTCAACGAAATAGCGCGGCACCTCGATCACCTCGCCACGCGGCAACCATGCCTGCACACCATTGACGCCAACCGGCACCATCGGCGGCGCATTCTTGTCCTGGGTCGTGGCGATCTCGATTTCCACAAACTGAGTCATGAACGCCTCATACGCGGCGTTGCTCTCGAATGCGGGAATAGTCTGGATATCCGCAGCATCCACGCTCAGCGTATTGATGCCCTCGATGCGGCGCACCGGCCGGCGCTGTACTGCCATGTCATCGGTGGAAAGTGGGTTTTGTCTGGCCATGTCGTTTGTCCAATAAAAAAGGCCCGCCGGATGGCGAGCCTTTCAGTTGCAGGGAGTAGCGCTTACACGGTTGCCGGGCGATCCGGCAGCGTGGCAATGTTGACCGGCGTTGGCGCAATCATGTTGGCCGCGTTCCAGTTCGATCCGCCGGGCGTCCAGGTGCCGACCAATGCGCTGGTAGTGCGATGGGTCGAATAGCCGAACGGCGTCAGCGTGTCCGGAATCACCGGGAACTGCGGCGCGTCAGTGATATTGCCGGCCGCATCGCACTTGCCGATACCGCCCTGCAATACCTTCACGGCGCCGCTGCCGTCCACGCACCACACCAGCACCGTGCACTGACCGGCGACAATGCCAGCCAGCGCCGCACCGGTACGGCCATCGGTCGTCGGCGTTGCGGTTGCGCCAACGGTGCCCTTGGCTGCCACAACACCCTTGTTGGCAAAGTTGAATGCCGTCGAAGTGCTGTAAGTGGTGGCGCCGTTGGTCAGCGTCAGGCCAGCCGGGCCGAAGCACATCGACGCGGCGAATTGTTGATTGATGGTATCCATCGTCATCCTTTCGTTTACACAGCCGCAGCGTCAGCTGCAGCGGTATCGGTGATTACTGCCGGCTCTGCGGCAGCGGTGGCAACATCCAGCGTCACGCCGGCCGGCGACGTATCGGTGCCATCCGGGTGAAACACGCGCAGATTCACGCTGCCATCGGCATTGATGGCGGTCACAATCGCCGCCGAACCCTGATACAGCACCGGAGCGCCTAGCTTGATTTGATCCATGTTCTTCCTTTCGAGCCGGGCGACCAGTCAGGCCGGCCGCCCGTCAGTCATCAGAGAGCGGTTACGCCCACCTCAACCACGGCCATCTGCAGATCGTTCAGGCGCACGGCGGTGAAGTAGGTCGATGCGGAAATCACACCGCGCTGACCCAGCGGGTCATCCTTGGTTTTCTGGTTGGCCGGCTGGTGGCCCACGCTCAGCGAATTCTTGCCGCGCAGCACCACGTCGCCATAGCTCTCTTCCGACAGCACGATCATCGGATACACATCGATGTTGCCCGAGCCCACCAGACCGGTTGCGCCAACCGCCGCGCCGCCAGCCGTGTAGATCGGCATGTGCGGCGTGCAGATGAAGCGGAACTGCTCCCACGAACCCAGCTCGTTTTCGTGCAGCGCCTGGCGCTGGCCGTACTCGCTCACATGCTTGAAGCCCGGCAGCTCGGTGCGCAGGTCCGCCTCGCAATCCGAATGGCACAGCACCACATACGCCGCCTCGATCGGATAGGTGTTGAACTTCGGCGACGCATCCAGCACCTTGGTAATACGACGCGCCAGATTAGAGTTTTGGCTACGTGCCACCTTGCGCAACACGGTCGGGGTGATCTTGCTCGCCACCGAGCCACGCGAATTCACGCCGCCCGGATAGAAGGCATTGGTACACGCACGCAGCACGCCCAGGCGCACCAGCTCCAGCACCAAGCCCATGCGCTCGCCGGCCAGCTGGATGATTTCTGCCGGCACGTCATCCTCGTACAGATCCGCAGCGCGATTGGTATAGCGATACACCACGCCGTATTCCTGCAGCGTCGCCTGGATATCCTGCGGCTTGATGGTATCGGCGACCGGAGTTACACCCTCTTGGATGGTGTGCTTGGCCGGGTCAACGCTCCAGATATTCGGTGCCGAAGTGGTCGCGCCATGTGGCAACCAGCGGCGGAATACCACTGTATCGCCGGAGTTCTTCGGAATTTCCTTTTTCACGCCAAAGCGGCCCGCCACTTCCTGCGGCATCGCATGGCCGAGAATCTGGCCCTTGTACTTGCCGATCCGTTGGGCTTCTGTTTGGTAACCTTGAGTTGCCATGTTCTATGTCCTTTCTGTTGTCAGCGACCGATGCGAGTACCGCGCACACTGGCAAAGCCAGCATCGAATGCGTCGTCCTCGCTCGGCTCATGCCGGCGCGCACCGCCAGCCTTGGCCCCGCCCTGCGGCGTGACTGCACTGCGCGCCACGCTTTCGCGGCGCTGCTGCACACTGGCGGCCTGCTGCTGCCGGCTCTTGTATTCCGCGAACTTGTCGAGATAGCGCACCACCACCGCCGCGCTTTCGCTGTTGCGGAACTCCTGCAGCTCGTCGTCTGGCAGGGTCTGCATCCACAATTGCGCGTCGGCAGACCGCAGCGACTGCTGCCAGTCCGGGTGCCGCTCGCCGATTAGCTCGTACTGCATTTCACGACGCACCGATTCCCGAACCTCATTGGTCAGCGCTACCACGTCCGGCACATTGCCGGCGGCCGGTCGCGCCATTTGCCGGGCAAAGTCCTCGAAGGCATCCGCCAGCTCGGGGAAGTCCTCGCGCACCTTCGCCAGCTTCTCGCCCGACAGTCCCGCTACCGGGGCCGCCGCTGGATCGCTCGCAGGCTGTGCCTGCGGCTTGCCGAGTTGCTTGACATAGGATTGCAGGCCACCAATCGAGCCTTCCATGCGGCTCAAGCGCTGTAGCGCCTGATCAACCGACGTAGTCTTGGCCAGCATCTCGCGCACCTTCGGATGCAGCCCGGCAAACGGATCGTCCTGGTCGGCCGGCTGTTCGCCAGTCGCCTGCTCCGCGTTGTCGTCCTGCTCCGGCCGCACTTCCTGCCGATTCGGTTCCGCCTCTGCCGCTGGCGCCTCTGCCACTTCTTCCGGCTCGGATTCGCGCGCTACCGGTGCCGGCGTCGCTTCGCCCTGCACCGACGCAAACCCGGCCGCAAAAGCGTCGTCATCGCTCATGTCGGCGTCTTGCTGGTTCGTCATGTCCATGTGTGATTCACCAAAAAAAGAACCCGCCTCATGGGCGGGTCTGTTGCTGTTGCGACTCGACGGATGGTTACCGTTCGGGCCGCTCCGGGTGCGAGCCTACCGCTTGGGCAGGTTCAGCAATTCTTTCAGCGCAGAGATACGGCCGCGCAGTGCGGCGGTTTCCTCGGCGGATAAATGCGTGTCGTTCTGCTGGCGAGCCATGTCCAGATGCGTTTGCAGATGCTCGGTCACACGCTGCCAGGTGGGCGTTTTGAAGTCGTCTTTGGTGAGCATGTCAGTCCAGAAATGCAAAACCCCGCCGAAGCGGGGTGT